TTATCTTTTTCTTTTAATTTTAAAATGGGAACTTCTACATAAGCTCTACTGGCAACGAGTTCTTGAGTATATCCTTGTACGTCCCAATCTGAAGCTTTGTCAAAGCTGACTCTTGCTGCATTAGCGACAGTTAGGTCGCTCCCCATATGTTCAATATAGTCTACTTTCATTTATATAAAATTGTTCTTTCTAGATCTCTGAATCTTTTATCACTATGCCATACTTCATCCGATTGAGCAACATAATTACCATCCACAGTTTCCACTTTAGTCCCCTTCGTCAATTTTAGAATATTTGGCTGTAAGATGTTCGGCGTACTTTTTTTCTGATTTAAGTTGCAGCAAGAGCACATCAGCCCGATCAGTAGAATATTGAGTGCCTTCAGCTCGAAGTTCTTCAATTTCTTTTGCCAACTCTGAACATTTTTTTCTTGATTTTTCGAGTATATCATAATAAAAAGATTTATTTTTTAATTGTAAGTAAAGAGTCGCGCCTTTTAAAAATGTAATTAATAAATTTAGCACACTAGTCCCCCTTTTCTACTCTATAAGAATCTTCATCAAAATGCTGAGTTGAAAATTCAAAAATCTCTGAATCTTCAAGAGCTTCAATTCTATGAATTAATTCTCTTGGAATGTGAAAACTTTCTCCTCGCTCCAAAAATATAACTGCTGCCAAATTAATATCTTTTGACCAGCCGTAGGTTATTTTGACGCGACCACTCTGACAAAACATAACCTCATCTTTCACTATGTGATAGTGCCAAGAAAGTTTTTTGCCCTTAATGATTTTTAAAAGTTTACCACAATATTTGTGATTATTTGTTATCCAAAGTTCGTATCCCCAACCTTTGGGAACAAGTTTGTGGGTTTTGTTGTGTTGAAAATCGTGTTCTAAATATTCACTCATAAGTTTTTAATAATTAAATTACCGTTGTCAATAATCAATGTTTGTTTTAAATTTGTGTCTATGTTTATTGTTTTAGATTCTTGTCTTGTTTTAATTTTAATTTTAGAAACAGTTGTATGCCCAAGTACTTGAACGACTCCCTTGAATAATTCTGCGGTTTTCCAATCGTTCCAAATTAAACCTCCTCTTGGTGAATCTCCACCTCTGTACCAATCTACAGCATTTATTGGTTTAGCTTGATTACTATAATAATTTTTGGATTTAATTGCCTCCTCGGCTTCTTGGACTTTCTTTAGTACTACTTCTGTTGAGACTCCAAGTATAGGATGCCTAAACCAATGAGTGCTAACCCCAGCGTGAGAAAACCAATATTTGAGATCTTCGTGTTCTTCATGGTGAAAGTATTTAATCAAATTCCAATCTGAAAAATCTAATATAGAATTAATTGCTTCGTGTTTTTTTGAAGTAAAACCAGTACAAACTCCAGACTCTCCTACTGGTACTCTGTAATAATAATCATGATTACCCATTAAATGGATTCTATTTTCATGTTTTAGAGAATCTTTCAACCAAAAAGCCATGTCTCTGGCTTTCTCTGGCGTGTCTCCAAAGTCATCAAAATAATCACCAATGAAAATAATTTTATCTGTCCAGCCAGCAATGTGCTTTTCTACCAAATCAATTTTTTGGTGTATGTCTCCAACTATCAAACATTTCATCTGGGTATCTTTCTTCATACCTTTTTCTTAGAAAGGATTTAAAATTATTATAGCGTTCTCTTAAAGGGCGAAATAATTTAAATATTTTCCATTCTGCATCTTGAATCAATTTCCAAAGTTTCCATTCGAAAGTTGCTTCGATATTTTTTCGTCTTTCTTGATAATATTTATTTCTTTTTTGAATTACTTCCATTTCAGTTTTTTGAATTTCATGTACGGCAATTTCATCAACTTGTCCCCTGACTACAGTCGCTTTGAAAGTGATAAAAATATCATAGTTTCCAACTTGCCCAAGCCAATCATAAAATTTAATTTCAGTTGTTTGGGCATCCAATTCATATTCTTGATCTTCGGCTTTCATTCCGAATCTTGAATCTGGATCTTGCACCCAATTATACCGCTGAATCATTAATTTTTTATCTTCATCAATTTTATATGTAAATAAAGCATTTTCAAGGTCTTTTGTTTGGAAATTAAGAAAACCCTCAAACAAATCTCTTTCTAAAGCTTGCAAAACATCCTGCTCTACCAACGGAGCAATCAATTCTCTTTTTACTAAAACTGTATCGAACATGCCCAGGGGACTATCCTACCTTTCTAAATAAAAAGTTCTCAAATTTTTCTTTTTTTCGATTTAAAAAATAAATCGAGTCATCATATATATAATCGTACATTTTAATATTTCTTTCTATTCCATGAAAATATATTTCATAGAAATTGCTAATTTTTTTTGATTTATAAATTTTGGGATTTAATCCTAAATTCGTAAAAATATCATTTAAATTAAGTATAAAATCTTCTGTTGAACTGATTGAGGATTTTATTTTGTTTTGTTTTGAAATTGAAATACATCCATCTCCATCAAAATAACCTCTAATGAAAGCTTTTAATAAAGAATCATTATTTTTTATAAATTGTGGAAATTTTAAGATTTTTGTTTTTCGTGGCACACATCCTAAGCTTACTAAATCTGAGCAAATTTTTCTATTTACAATACTTAATCCGCATCTTTCTTTAATTTTAAAGCCATTTTTATCTATTTTTGATTTTCTAAATTTTAAAGGTCTATTTGTTTTTAGGCAAATTTTAAATAAATCTATTATTTTTAAATCTTCAAGTAGAAGTTCAATTGATAAATGATTTATTGAATTTTTAATATAAACATTTCCGTCTGCATACAATAGGCCTAAAAAATATGCTTTATCTATAGAGTCTATTTTTGAAAAATAATTTTCATCTATTTCGTACATACCAATAATTACACCTTAAAATGGGTAATTACGATTCTTTTTTTAGTTTTTCTAAGATATTTGAAATTAATGACGCTTTATCTTTAAAGTTTTTATCAGAATTTTCTAAATATCTAAAATGAAATCTTGCGGAAGATTTATTAACTTCGAATTTGTAATTCCAAAGAGCTTCTCTAATAAGATCTATTTCTTCTTGACTTAAACTAAGCTGTCTGTCCATAAATAATTTGTTTAAATTTATGAAGAGTTTCAGCTTTTTCAGCATGAGCCATTGATTTGCAACTATTTAATAATTGCATTGAATGATTTTGATTATCTTTTACCATTTCGTAGACCTTTTTCATTTGTTCTGGATTTGAAAAAATAAAATCAGTTGTGATCGGATATTTTGAAAGTTCAATAGTATTCAAGCACTCTTCGGAAAATATTGGCACTACATTATAACTCAAAGACTCATAAAATCTATTTGCGAGGTGGTTGTAATAGGTATGCGTCTTTTCATCTTCAATATAAAGTGAACAAAGATATGGAGCTAAACCTTCTTTATCCCACTTAATGCGGTCAATAAATTTTTCTGTTTTTACTCCCGCATTTAAAAATTTTTCACGATTTTTCTGGTGAGTGCTAACAACAACATCATTGTTAAGATATTTAGCAAAGTACTTTGACCTGTCGGCTCTAAATGAGCCATAATATATGATATCATTTTTACTGGAAAGTGGAATGTTTACTGGCGCGTAAATTAACGTATTTAAATTAAGAATGTTCCAATTGTTTACATATTTCATTACAACTTTGCTCGGCTCATGAGAATGGTTTGCAATTACGTCATATTTGCGCCCCCGTTTTACAGCCATCCAAAGTGCGCGAGGTTCTCCTAAATTATACTCATTAGTAATATAAAATAATTTCGCTTCGGGATTGGCTTCCAACCAAGCGTAATCTACAAAAGAATAGTGAGATGCATGATTAAAAATAATTGCATCGTAGCCCGATTTAATATTATCATTTACGTTTGGATAGGACCAAATTAAATCTGCGTTTAAATAATCGGCAATTGTTTTGGCGTTTAAAAGATGTAAATTATTTGAAAGCTTTGGGCCTCCCTTGTGAGAATCAATGATCAAGGTTTTCATAAAAATAATATATACACTACTTTTTGGGCATGGTCAAGTGTAAATATGAAAGTATGCCTATTCCAACCCCCCAAAAAAATCAAGAGGAGGAATCATTCATGCAAGATTGCATGGGCGATCCTACCATGAACAAAGATTTTAAAGATCAAAAACAAAGAGCTGCAGTTTGTTACCGACAATTCAGAACAAGAAAAGATAAAAAGTCCGATGCTTCTGAAGAAGTTAAATGGTCAGATGTTAGCAAAAATGGAGCCATAGGATTAGTTTAATATGAATAGGCGAGATTTTTTATATTCTGGTTTTATAGGTGGATTGGGGCTTTCAATGGGGGATATTTTAAAATTACAAGCTCAATCTTCTGTTTCTGCTAAAGCTCAATCGATTATTCACATTTATTTGCCAGGGGGCTTTGCCGCACAAGAAACTTTTGATCCGCATCCAAATGCACCTTCTGAATACAGAGGTTCATTAAAATCAATTAAAACATCAATTCCTGGCGTTCATTTTTCTGAACACTTGACTAAGACAGCTAAAATTGCAGACAAACTTACCGTAGTTCGCTCAATGACGCACGGAGAGGCTGCGCACGAAAGAGGCACAACCAGTATGTTTACTGGCTACCGTCCATCTCCAGCCTTACAATATCCTTCTTTTGGCTCTATTGTTTCTCACGAATTAAAAGATAGGAACAATTTGCCTGCTTATGTTTTTATTCCTACAAAAATAGCAAACAATGGAAATGATCCTGCTGGAACAGGTTATTTATCTCAATCATTTGGTCCTTTCAGTTTAGGTTCGGACCCCGCAGAAGAAAAATTTAAAGTTAGAGATTTAAGTTTGCCAGATAATGTTTCCGCAGAAAGATTTGCCAAAAGAAGAAGCATATTAGAAACAGTAGATAGTCATTTTAAATACATTGAAACTAGCGACGATGTTGCTGCAATGGATGAATTTTACCAAAAAGCTTACGCAATGATTTCGTCTCCAGAAGCTCGCGAATCTTTTAATTTGCAAAAAGAAACTACAAAAACAAGAGAGTTTTATGGAATGAATCAAGCGGGACAAAGGCTTCTCATGGCCCGTCGTTTAGTAGAAGCGGGAGTTCGTTTTGTCTCTGTGACATATGGAGGCTGGGATATGCACACCAATATCGCAGGAGGAATCGCTAAACAACTTCCTCCATTCGATCAAGCTTACGCAGCTTTAATTCAAGACTTAGAGCAAAGAGGAATGCTGGATTCAACAATTGTTTTAATTAGTTCTGAATTTGGTCGTACTCCCAAAATCAATAAAGATTCTGGCAGAGATCATTGGCCAAGAGTATTTTCTGTTGTTTTCGCTGGCGGAGGATTTAAACAAGGAATGGTTTATGGATCATCCGATGCTACTGGATCGGACGTAGAGGATAGTCCATTCACTGTAGAAAATTTAGCCGCAACGATGTTGAGTCAAGTTGGAATTGATCCAGAAAAGCATTTAATCGCACCTGGAGGTCGTCCAGCTTCAATCGTCTACAATGGCCAAATAGTTAGAGATATTTTAATGTAATTACCAATGGCGTATAACGCCAGCGATAATAAAAGCATTTGTTATTAAGTAAGACAAAAAAATTATTGTTCTTGCTATTGCAACTTTATCTGCCGCATTTCTATTTTCATGAGCCTTTTCTCCCAAGGCTTTTGACCATATGTACCAGAAATTTTTCATTAAGCGCAGTGGTATAATTCTATTTTATAAATATGAGCCATTTTTGCTAAAATAGCTTTGTCGCATTTATCATAATAATTAATAAAATATATTCTCTTGACCCCGTATGAAGCTAAATTCTTTAAGCAATCATAACAAGGGGCAAGTGTCATTGCTATATCAGGACATTCATGAGGTTTAATATATCTTAGTAAATTTGTTTCAGCGTGAATAACAAATTGCCTCCGCTTATCTCGATCCGACCAATCAATCTCTATTTTGGGTGGTGCTCCGTTATAACTAACAGCAGCAATTGATCCATCTTCTCTAATTGCGACCGCTCCAACTTTGCAATATGGATCTTCACTTCTTTTGGCTGCGACTTCAGCAAGTTGCAACCACCATTCAAGTTTATCAACTCTAGTCATTAAAATAATTCTTTAATTACGTTTCCGTATACGTCAGTTAGACGGAAAGGTCTTCCATTGTATGTGTAAGTTAACTTTGTGTGATCTAATCCCATTGCATGTAAAATAGTTGCGTGCAAATCGTGGACATGGACTTTATCTTTTTCTGCTCTACCTCCAGTTTCGTCAGTTTCTCCATAACGCTGACCACCTTTAATTCCTCCACCAGCTAACCAAGTGGAAAAAGCTTTGCCGTTGTGATCGCGGCCTGGAGCGCCAGCAGAACCGCCTGCTGTTACAGTGCGACCAAATTCTCCTCCCCATATGATCAGAGTGGAATCAAACAATCCTCTTTGTTTAAGATCTGCGATGAGCGCCGCAATAGCTTGATCATGAGTCTTAGTGGTGCGAGGCATGGCTTCTTTAATGTTTTCATGGTGATCATAGCCACCAATACTAACTTGAACAAATCTGACTCCTCTTTCTACTAACCTTCTAGCAATTAAAAGTTTAGATCCATTAGGATTTGCTCCATACATTTCTTTAATGTTTTCTGGTTCTTTGCTGATGTCGAAAACGTCAGTAGCTTCCATTTGCATTGAGAATGCAGTTTCAAAAGTTTCCATACGAGCTTCAAATTGAGCATCGTATTGAACTGTATTTATATGATTTAAATTTAAAGCTTTTGTAAAATCTAATTGTCTTCTTTGTCTATCTAAAGGCGAAAATTGACTTCTAATATTATTAATTAATTGATCTGCCGTAGCTCCAGGCCTGTAGTCTATGTTACTGCCTTGATACATTCCAGGGAGAAACGCACTTTGTCTAGACACGGAAGATCCATTTAAACTAATGAACCCTGGCATATTTTGATTTGTAGTGCCCAAACCATAAACAACCCAACTGCCCAAACTGGGTTTTGGAAGCTGTGGACTTCCTGTGTGAAGAACTTTAGCTGCGATTCCATGGTCTGGAATTTCAGCAAACATAGAATTAATTATTGCTATGTTGTCTGCGTGTTTGCTTAATTCGGGCCATACTTCTGAAATTTCAATTCCCGATTTCCCAGACTTGTGAAACTCAAATGGCGAAGCTAATAATTCTCCATGATCCATTTTTAATCCATTATTTTTTTGGAGAAATGGCTTGTAGTCAAAAGTATCAACGCTAGATGGAGCGCCTCCAGCAAATAAATGAATAATAGCTTTCGCTTTAGTGGGAAAATGCGATTGTTTGGGAAGCGTTGGAGAAACCGCTTCTGCAACGTATGGATTTAAACCAAACATTGAATAAAGAGAAAGCCCTCCGAATCCCAATCCAAAATTGGTCAAAAATTCTCTTCTGTTAAAAAATTTAGGATGATTGCCACAGTTCATTTTTATATTCTTTTAAATCTTGTATGGAGAACGCTTGGCGTTTCTTATGAAAAAAGGTTCTATTATCATAGCACCATGTGCATGATCCATGATTTCGGCAACTATAATCAAAGGATTTTGAGCCTTTATATGGTTTCCTATGTTCTTTTTTATGGAGGATTCCTTTTTCTAAAGACATACAATTATATTTACACAAAAAGACCTCCGTGTTGGAATCGAACCAACATTCGCAGTTTTGCAGACTGCTCCCTTAGCCATTTGGGTAACGGAGGAGGGAGCTACAGGTGAGAATTGAACTCACGAAAACCCGATTACAAATCGGGGCCATTACCACTCTGGTCACTGTAGCAATACATAATCTTACACAAATGCGATAGTATAAAGAAGTGGGTAGTGTTGGACTCGAATATTGATGATTTTTGGGGGAAATAGTTTAACTCCTAGGCCTGGGCTCGAACCAGGAACATTATCGTTACATTGAACCCATAAGTTTTATTTCCTATGGAATGGACTTTGTCTTCATCCTATAAGGATGTTCCGTGTAAAGTCTCTACACTTGCCCAGTCTTTCGACTTGCTAGCTCGGCGTTGACATTTCAGCTTTCACCGACTTAGCGGAATTTTTCAAATAGAATTGCTTCTATAAGCTGCTATATTACTTACAGCGATACACTCTACCAATTGAGTTACCTAGGATTTAGTTAAAAAAAAGAACACACGATTTCTCGTGATAATATATTATAATAAAACCACAACAAATATCAAAACTTTCTAGTCTCTCCCAGTGTCACACCACTGATTCAGTCCACGCAACCGACAAGCGCAGACTTAAATCTAGCGGCATGGAGCCACTAGCAGGTGTCGCAGGCTGAAATCACCCAAAGGCGATCTCGTTACTCCTTCCACACATGGTGGACGAGCTAATTAAAATCGTCTCTCCGATTAGTCACACAACTCTGATCGACTGTTTCCAGTCCTACTCCTCTGAGATTCCCAGAAGAGGCATGTGTCGCGTCTTAGCAGGATTTTACAGACTGCTACTTTCCAATTACAGTCTTGCCTATTACCAGTGGGTTTGTGGTTACTAAGAGTGGTTGCAGGTACGGGATTTGCACCCATGATCTTCTGGTTATGAGCCAGACGACTTAACTACTTGTCCAACCTGCGGTTAAAAATTAATTACTTGTCGATAACCATTTTCGTAAACTTCTACGATTCTAAACTCAGGTCTACAGCGGACTGCATCTTTAGCTAACTGCAGTCCATCTAATTTACCATTCGTATTTAGAAAGAGGTGTGCACTGTAAGCAGTAACGTATTCTCCTTTTGAATCGATGATTTCGTAACTTACAATTTTGCGTTGTAAGGGTTCGACAAATTCTTGCTTTTCCATTTTTACTTTCTACGAGAACATTCCAAAAGAACGTCGTGAATAAGGTGGCGGGTTCTATAATCTACAATTCGGCCCTTTTCATCTACAGGGCATTCGCGCAATGCTTGTTCAAGATCAAATTGTGGCCCAAAAACTTCGGCCATGCACTTCACTTTCCTCAAAATACCAATTTCTTTATACTTGAGGATGGCCCAAAGACAATCAATTTGAGCCATGTTAGAATTGCGGATTGCTTCTGTAAGCGTAGGAATTTCAGTTTCTGTTTGAGTTTGCATATGTAAATACTAACAAATTTGCGCTCAAAGTCAAGCTATTTTAGTTCCGTTTGCCAGAAAAGTTTTAGACAAATCCCAATTGTCTTGGTCAATAGCTGTTAAAAAGTTTTGTGTTCTATATATTGTTTTTGTGAGAATACTGTTTGAATGCTTTTTAAGCCATTCGTGCCTTGTTTTAACGTAAGCTTTAATCCATTCTTTTTCGTCTCCACCCGAAGCTGGAACAGTTTCTGAAAATCTATTTCTTAAAAATTTTAAGATAGAACCAGAATGAATAAAAGAATCATAAATAACAAGCATTGACAAATTTAATTTAAATCCATTTTTAGTAAACCATGCTTTTGCTGGCTCCCAATAATGAATATCAAAAAATTGGTCTTGCGTTCTTTGCATTATGGGATCTTTACTTGCTTCTTTTAAAATAGCAATGAGATTTTTGTCAGTAACAAGAGAGCGGACTCCAATTTTGTCTTTATAAGGCTCGAACTTTTCCGCAATAGAGCCTTCATTTTTAATATACAAATTAACAAGCGCATTAAGATTTCCCCACTCGGTTGTTTGGCTTTTACCGTAGGTGATTTGCTTGATTCCGTTTGGTCCGTCTTCATATAAAGAAATACACCCATAATCTCCTTCGGGCGAACCACTTTCGAAGACGTTTACGATTTTTTGAATTTTATTTTTAATTTCTTCAGACATATCTAATCCTTATGTCCATTTTACACAATTTATATGGATCTGTAGTTCCAGCATAAGACATTGCTGATTTAATCCCTTGCTCGAATCTTTTCATTAAATCAATCATTGAGTCTTCAAAAACAAATAAAGTGGTTTGTTTCCCCTCTACATATTTATCTTCACCTTTGTTTTGGGCTGAAGCTGAACCATAAAATAATTTATATTCTTTCTTTTCGCTTGAGTATGGAGCTGGACTATCAAAACACGAAGCAAAAAGAGAACCAACCATAATTAATGAAGCCCCAGCGTGTAATGCTTTGCAAACATCACCGACTTCCCTAATTTGACCGTCTGCAATGATTGGAACTTTTCTTGCGATTACTGAATTGTTCATTGCTTCAGAAATCTCTTTGACGAGGGAGTACATTGGAGTTCCAACTCCAGTTGTATTATAGGTAGTACAAGCGTATCCCATTGAAAGTCCAACCTTGATAATGTCTGCACCCCAATCAACTAAATCTTTTGCTCCTTCTACTGAACCCACATTACCTACAATTAGGATTGGCTTCTTCTTCCAAGGAAGAGAGTGAAAGTATTTGCAGATTTTTTTAACATTTAAATTATGTCCATGAGCGACATCAATTGTTACATAGTGAACTGGAGCGCAAGAATCAGCAAGTTCTTCAAGAAATTGATAATCTTTTTCCTTCACCCCGACACTAATACTAACTAAAAGTTCGCCGTTTTTCTTTACGATCCAGTTCAAAATGTCTTCATAATCATAAAATCTATGAAGAATATAAAAGTATCCAGCCCTAGCTAATTCTTCTGCTTTCTCAAAAGAAATAGTACAAGCCATGTTTGATGGTAAAACTGGATTATTGAATAACCAATGAGAAGAACTAAACGACGGCAATTTAATCTTTGTAGAGAGTTCGTCTCTAGATAAGACTTCTGAATAATTTGGAACTAATATTACGTCTCTGTATGACAGTGCTAATTTCATGATAATTTACTAATTAAAATACAAAGATTTCCTAAAGAATCTCCAACTACGCAATAACCCTCCAGTAAGATTCCATCTTTTGATAACGTCACTCTTGGGCCAACATTCATAAAAATTTCTTGATGTTCTTTTATCTTAAAGACAAAAGCTCCTGCGGCACTTTCCAAGGTAACATTTGAAAATTCTTTATCTAATAAATCTGAAAAAATTTTATTTGCCCCGACGATTTTTATATCTGCTATTTTGTCCATATGTAAGTTTTCATACTATTACAGATGTCTTCCATTTTAATCAATGAAATTTCATCTTTTCTACCATCTCTAGTATATTTTGCATACAAGGCTTCTTTGGACGAAGAGACTTTCTTGTTTTGAACTATTCTTTCGCACAAGGTAACAAGATTCTTTCTGTTTATAATAAGAAAATCAGACTCTCTTTCAAAAGCAATGTAGTCAGCCGCGCCGTAAAGCCAACCATCTGCCCCAGCCACATTTTTAAATTCGACCCAAATCAGGTCGTCTGCAGTTAGCGAGTCTGATCTTGAAATTTTCTTTCGAGCTTTAACGTCAATGGTATAAATTTTTTTGTTTTTATCTTCTACGAAGAAATCAATATGAGAAAGCTGCTGTCTTTTTGAAGCGTCTTTAACTAAAAATCCTTTTGATAGCGCAATTTTTTTAAATGTATTTTCCGCAAGATCGGAGTCTTTTTGATTTTGCCCAGTGTGATCGAAGCGGTTTCTGTACCCCATATAGTAAGTGTAATCTTTTTTGATTAAAAGTCAAATCCTATTATTATAAATTATGACAATTTCTAGAGATGAACTGAGTCTTCAAGCAAGAAGGGAGTTGGGAAAATCTTTTATTGAGTTGGAGCCAAGCGCAATTTTAGAATTTTATGAAATGTATTTTGATGTAGATCAAGAGCCCTTTAGATTCCATTCTGGAACAAATGGTTTAACAAAAGATATTATTTGGTCTGGAAAAAAATACTTCGCTTCAGCAATTGAAGTGGAAGGTTTTGAGGCAAACATACTTGGCCGCTTGCCAAGACCCAAGGTGACAGTAGCAAATACGGATTCTATTCTTTCTAACATTCTAAGAGATTATTCTGATTTTAGAAATGGAAAATTTGTTAGAATAAGAGTGTTTTTAAAAAATATAGATAACGAAAATTTTGATGAAAATCAAAATCCATTCGGCACTCCAAATCCTTTGAGTTATATTTCAAAGGAAAAATATATAGTTTCTCAAAAATTAATTGAAAATAAAGTATTGCTTCAGTTTGAATTAATCAGTCCGTTTGATTTGGAAAGTTTAGAAACTGCAACTCGCGCAATTTATGGAAGATATTGTTATTGGCAATATAGGGGAACTGGATGTGGTTATCAAGGAGATTTAATTTGTCAGGAAAATGATAAAAATTTTTCTCAATTACCATTGGGTCGGTTAAAAATAAACTCAAGCAAATTTAAAAATGGAACATTTGAAGAAACAATTAAGCAATATTTATGGCTAGAAGATAAAAATTATGTCAAAGGGGATATAGTTTATATAAGTAATATAGATTTTAATGGATTTAAAGATCCACCAAGAACTTGGTTTGTTTGCGTTGGTGATCATACTTCTTCAAGATTTTTAAGCCCAAATAAGTCGCCCGATCTTTGGCAAAAAGATGGTTGTTCAAAAACTATAAATGCTTGCAAAAAAAGATTTCAATCTGCAGTTGCTGTATATATTGGGGGTATTGAGTATTTACCAAATAATGATTTTGATACCGTAAATGGAATTTTGCCATTTGGCGGCTTCCCTGGAACCGATAGATTCCAATATGAATAAAATATCAATTTTTAAAGAAATTGACGCAATTGTTCCATTTTTAAAAAACGAAGGGGAAAGAAATTTATTTTGCGAAGTTTGCGGATTAATTGGTTTAACAGAAAATAATAAATTTATCTATCAAAGAATGCAAAACCGCTCAAAGGAGCCAGATAAATATTTTATAATAGATCCTTATGATTATTTGTCTTTCATAAAAGAAAATAAAATTTTAGGTATTTTTCATAGCCACTTGTCTGGCGATGAATTTGCGTCTTTATTTGACGAAAGAACTTCGGAAAATTGCTGCCTTCCATTTATTATTTATTCAATAACAACTGAAAAATTTTTTATTTATGAACCTCAATACAAGGATTATGATGTAAATATTATACAAAGGTTAAAGGAGAAAATGTGACGACGGTTAAATTTCATGGTTTTTTAAAAAAGAAATACGGAGATTCAGTTAAACTAAATCTTGGTAGAATTACCGATTTGGTTAGCGCCATTGATTCTATAAAAAAAGATTTTAGAAAAACTTTAAATGAACTTTCTCAAAATGGGAAGCATTACTCTGTAATTGCTTCTGAGATGGGAAAGGTATTAGAAGTGGTTCCAACGGTGATAGGATTTGGAAAATGGGCAATTCTCATAGCAGCAGTAATTTTAATGGTTGTTGGTATTGGGTGGGCAATAATGGCGGGTTTTACATTAGCAATGCTTGCTGGTGTGGGCACTGCTGCAACATTGGCATCAATGACTGCTGGTTTTTTAATAATGACTGGAATTAGTTTGGCAGTGACTGCATTAACGATGCCCAAACCAAATGCTCCGCCTAAACAAGGTAGGGCCACAGGAGGAGCTACTCAAACTTCATCCGCCAGAGCAAAATCTTATCTTTTTGACACAAGTCAAAACAGAGCTTTTCAAGGCGGAATAATTCCAATAGGTTATGGAAAATATAAAATTGCAAGCAAAATCATAAATATTTCTATAAAAAATTACGAACAATCGATTAATTTTGAAAAAAGCTTGCAAGAAGATTTTTTAGAAACATCTAACTTAGGCATAAATGACTAATATAATCATTAAAGGCGCTCTTGGTAAAAAATTTGGAGAATTTTTTAAATTTAAAATAAAAAATCCATTGGAAGCTTTTAGAGCTATAGAAGTAAATAGAAGTGGTTTTTTTGTCGAGTTGAAAAAATTAAGTCAAATGGGCTGCGACTATGCCATTATAGTTGATGGCGAAATTATAAAAGATAAACATGAATTAGAAGAGAATAAAAAAATAAAAACTATTTTTATTATTCCTACGATAATTGGAACTGGTTTTTTAGCTCCGATGATTGCTGCTGCAATAGGTCTTGCGGGCAGTAAAATTGCTATTTTTGTAATAGGAACAGTTCTACAAACAGCTTTTTCGTTAGGTGTTTCGTTTTTAATTTCAAGTTTGCAAAAAACGGCAGCTCCGCCACAACAAAAAATTGCAGTTGGTGGTGCTACTGCTGCAGTTGAAGCAAGGGGAAAATCTTTTATTTTTTCCAATTCTGAAAATACTGCGAAACAAGGTTCTTCAATTCCAGTTGGTTATGGAAAATTTAAAGTGAATAGTAATGTGGTTGCAATAAATATTAAAAATTACAACTCAAATATCACTAATGTAATTGAATTTACGCAGTTACAACAATCATCTTTTATTTCTGATTTCATAGCAAATTAATGAAACATTTTCTAAATAAATCAAAATTAACGATAATGGGAGCTGGAGGTGGTGGTCCGCCAGCGCCCCCACCTCCTGTTGTAGTTCAATTTCCTAGCGTTTTGACGCCTCCTCAAATGGGAGACACAAATGCAATAAGTTCTTTCTCTTATGCCGAAATGATAGACCTTTTGTCTGATGGTCCAATTGAAGGTTTAATAAATAGAGACGGCAAAAAACTATATGACGAAAATATATACGAAGGCATTTATTTAAATGACACGCCAATAAAAGAAAGTTCCGCTAGAGATATTCAGTTTATACCAATGGGTTTTATAAAGGACAAATTAAAATCCTTGTGGAAGATAAACGAACAAGAGTATAGAACTTTAACAAAAGATCAAGAATTAAATTTACTTATAACCGAGCAAGAAGTTTCTATTTTTGATAAAAATTTTACAGGCCCAATTCAAATTACTAGCTATCATCCAGATAATTCAGTTTTAAAATTTATTGAATTAACAACAAAAAATTTTGATTCAATTGAATTATTAAATAGGGCTTTTGAATTAATACCAGTAAAACAGGAAAAATTATTTTTAACAAAGATAACTATTCCTAGAATAAGAGCATTTTTAAATTCAAATTTATTT